TAGGAACGTCAACATCCACTATAACATTACCAGTTTGCACAGTACCAGCTAATTCTGATGTACTTGTGTTTGGGTTTGTGAAATTTATAAGTGCCATAATTTCTATATTTTTAAAATGTTAATAATTATACAGTTTGGAATAACACGAAGTTATTAGCCGCCTGTGTTACTAAACATCTTTCTGATAGAAAATGAACAGTCATCGCATCAACTCCGTCGGTATAAGCTCCGCCAACCGAACCAGTGATCCAGTTTTTGTATCTTCTATCTTCAGTTTCAGATGCTCTGTATCTTACGTGTAAAAATGGACGTCTTATGTTTTGACCAAGCATTTGATCATAAACAGTAGATGTTCCAGCTGGAATCATCACCCCATCAATTTGAGCTGACATACCTCTAGTTGAAGCATCATTTAGATATTTCCAATCAGTTTTGTAGAAGTCATAAGAACCTCTTCTAAACCCAGAAAATCCAAAATTCAACGCCATTTCAGCTTCGTTATCGAATAAACCATAAGAAGCAGAAGCAGAAGAAGCATAACCTCCACCAGCCATAGCGCCAATCATATCATCAAAGTCTAAAGCAGTTTGTCTACTTAAGAAAAGCATGTTTTCTTCTATAGCACCTTGTTTATCTAGTTGATTCAATATAGCGTCAAAGTCAGCCATAGCACCTGAACCAGGAGCAGCAGCACCAGCGAAACCGTTATAAACGTTTCCTCTTTGTTGGATAGCAGCAAATAAACCTTCAGTACCTTTTAGAACATTACCAGCAGTCCAAGTACCAGGTGTAAAAACGTGTCCAGCTAATTCACCTTCAACCATTGCCATTTCCATGTAATCTTCAAATCTTAATCTAGTTTCAGATTCAGCTTTTAAATACCATAAGTATCCAGATGTTCCATCTTCAGTAGCTACTTCAACCCAACCAATTTGAGAAGCATCAGAACCATTAACTTGGTACTTATCTCTTAATATAATTGGAGAATTGCTGTATTCTTGAAAACCAGGAGTAATAGATACTGTAGCAGCATCTGAAGATCCTTTTTCCCATTCTGATCCATATACGAATAAACTTAAATCGCTTACTCCAACTAATGCTTGTATTGCCAGACTGAAAGCAGCTGTATCATAAGGAGTAGCAGTTATAACACCAAGAGCTACATTAGTTACGATGGCTTTTTGAGTTATTAATCCAGTTGCATTATCAGAAACTAATATAGTTTGATTAACTTTTACAGCAGCAATAGTTGCTGGTGCAGTTAATGTAACTGTTAATTGATTAGCTCCAGTACAAGCTACTTGATTATATGCTACGTGTAATCTATTTTGTTCAGACCAGATTACTTGATCCGAGGTCATAGGCATCTCTGCCCCGACCATTCGTAAGAACCCATTTAAAGTTCTATTACCATATCTCTCTACCTCTTGCTCATAAAGCTCAGGTAGGTATTGTTGTGCAAAGTCAGATGTTCCATCAGCCCAATTTAAATAATTGCCGCTTAAGGTTTCCCTTCTTTGACTTGGTATAAGTGATGCGGGAAAACTCCCGCCTGCTACAAATGCCATAATTTATAGTTTTAGTTATTTATTTTTTTTTTAATTTTTAACTTAGAACTATCAACTCCACTAATTGCTTTTACTCTTAAACCATTTAAATAAACTTCACCAGAAGCATTTGCTCTTGGTTCTGTACTTATATTTTTAGATTTAGCAGTAATATTTTTAATAGCATCAGCTTTGCCTTGCTCATAAAAATGATTAGCGATAGTATCAGCGTTACGTGCTGCATACACAGCTTTATGATAACCTTTATAATCTGATATATTACCCTTTTTGTCTAAGAACCTCTTGACAAATTCAGATAAATCAGATTGGTTTTCTACAATGTCATTTACATTATTAACGTTATATCTAAATTTCTTTTCTCCAATATCGAAATCAAAACCTTTGAAATCATCAGAAAAAATAGTTTTAGTTTTAGTCTTAAATGCATCATGACGCTGTCTAACTGATTCTTGTTCTTCGTTATATCTATTGAAAAAGTCTGTTGCTTTTTGTTGTTCTTGAGTTACTCCTGGTCTCAACTTGATCTCATCGTAGTATTTCTCTTTTGTATCTTCCAAAAAGTTTTGTGCTTTTGCAATTTCTTCTTTTAATGCGAGTTTTTTCTTTTTGATGTCTCGCTCTTCATCATATTCTTCATCCCACGCAAATTTGTCATCCATCAGAAAGTTTATTTCTTCAAGATTTAAGTGTGGTTTAGTTTGTTTATAATATTCATGTAGTAAAACATCACTATCTACATTGGAGTAGTCAGCGTTTAGTCTTACATAATCTTCTACTGTTCCACCAGTATCCCTCATAAAATCAACTAGTTTTTCTACATTTTCTGGTAGTTCTAATTGAGGATTTGCTTCTATTTCTTCTTGTATATCAACAACCACTTCCTCAACTTCTTCCTCCTCTTTACTGGTAATTTCTTGTATAATGGGTACATCTTTTACTTCTTCTAGTTGTTTGTTTTCTTCTTCACTCGTTTGGGAAGTGGTTTGTTCTTCGATGTGTGTTTCTCCCACTTCTGGGCCATCGTTGGGAAGTTCGCGTACATCCACGCTCTCTGTGCTTGACTCTGGAACGGCATTTTCTTCTTTTTCTTTTGTAGATAAATCTATTTTAATAGGTTTATCTTTTTTATTTAATTTTTTCATTTTAGGTTTCTTCTTAATTTTAAAAGTCCCCTCTTCTTTTACTGCTTCTGTTGTTTCTTTTGACATAATATGATATTATATAATTAATAAAATTCTATCTTGGTTCAAATTGCTCTAAACCAAATCCACCTAAATTATCAAATCCTGCTGATTCAAAATCTTTTGGTAATAAATCATTCTTTCTTTGATCTATAAGTTCACTTTGTTGAGTTGCTTGTATTTTAGTTCTTTTATCTTTTCTATCTTCTATAAATTGTTCCCTTTCTCTTTCTTGACCTACTCTTGCTTGGGCTAATTGCATATTATATTGGAACTCTTGTTCCATTAATTGCATTTTAATTTGAGCTTCTTGTTGCATTTTTTGTACTTCAAATTGAGATTTACCTTGTTCAATTTGTAATTCTGTTTCTGCTAAAGCTTGTTGTTTTTGAACCTCATACATAGCTGCTTGTTCAGCTTGTTGTGAGTTTGCTTGAGCTTGAGCTTGAATATTAGCTTGTTGGGCTTCTTGTTGTTGTTTCTGTCTTTGTTGACGTTTCTTTTTTAGCATTTCGTTAGCTAATTTTAAATTGCTAACATTCCTTATATCTATAGCATCTTCTAAATTAATAGAATCAGTTTGAAGAGCCATTTGAATATTTTGTTCTACCATGGCTTTCTCTTCATCATCTGGTTCTAGTTCTAAGAATATACCAAAATCATGTAAATTAGATGATATTATCTCTTCTAGTGTAGCTATATTATAATCAGAAATGCTATCTTGTAATGCTTCTCTAGTTAATGGAAATGTTAAAGCATCAGCAGCTCTTAATACTATATTTTCACATGTTCTAAGTGTTAAATATAAACTAGATTGTAGTATATGTCTAGTTGCTGTATTTGAATTAGCTGCAGCTAGTTTTTGTAAACCAACTAAAGAGTTTTTATCTGGCATACTTCCATCTCTAGCTTCATTAAGCCCAGTTACATCCCTTATCATTTGAAGATAATATTGATAAGTTGTAATTAATGATTGTATTTTATTACCACCACTAGATGATTGTAATTCTTGTATTGGTACTTTACTATGGTTTAAGTCACCATCCTGAGTTAATGATCTACCTACTATACTACCAGTTTGAAAATACATATTTAATGCTTCGGCTGGATTATAATTAGTTCCATTACCTAAATCAACTTCTGCTAATCCATCCATATCTAAATATATACCATCTGGTACTATTCTAGACATGACTTGTTGTAATTTTAAATGCGCCAATTGTATCATATCAGCAAAACCAGTAATTCTACCTACTAATGATTCTATTCTGCCTCTATACATTCTAGGTGCAACTAGGTTATAATTCATATTAACCTTTACGGTATTAGCAACTGGTCTGGTCATATTTTCAGACATACTCCAACTTAACATTTTTGGATGTCCTAATATTTTTGCACCGGTATATAGTACTTCTATAGATCTAGATACTCTATCGAAATTATCACTTGGAGGTGGATCGAATATATCTGTCTTTTCAAGTGCTTTTTCTAAACCTTGATCTGTATGCTTTATTTTAAATACTTGATTAGCAAATGTTTTCCATTCAAAATATATTACTTGAACAGTTTGATTATCTACTCTACCATTCCAATTCCTAGTATATTCTCTATTACCTTGATATTTTTGAATTTCTTTTAGCTCTTCAGTCGTTAAATTTGGAAATTGTTTTTTAAGTTCAACTAAAGTTACATTTTTTACTTCGCCTACATAATATAAATCTTCAAAATTTGGATCTTCAGTGTATGAATATACCATATTAATTGGATCTACATAATCCACAGTTATTCCATTTGCTTTATTAAAACTAGTTTTTACAGCTGCAATACCAAGTACAGCTAGATCGTAGTTTAATCTTTTTCTGGTAAGATGATATTTATTTTTGTCTAAAACTTGATCTATTAACTCTTCTTCTGCTAGTTCTATAGACTGTTTATAATCTAATTGCATATGAGCTGATACCTCATCTAGTGTTTTAGGGGCCTTATCACTCTGATCACTAACAGATATGTCCATTCCCCATAACTCTTTTACAGCTTCATTATACTTTTTTATTTGTATATCTCTTATTATACGTTCTGCATATCTAGTTCTCTTTTTCCTAGATTCTGGATCTTGTGCATATGCCTTTACCTCATAACTTCTTTGAGATATACCATTAACAACTATATCTACAAATTTAGGTATAACAGGTACTGGTTTCCAATCTAGGTTTAAATACGATAAATCTCCATTTATAGATAATTCATCTTTATATTTTTGTACTGGTTGCTCACCTCTAGCATATAATCTAAGATTATGAAAATTAGCATAATTATTCATAAACCTATATCCTCCACCTCTATAGTTCAAGAACCATTCTCCTTCTATAGCTCTTGCTACAGACAATCCATATTCCATTGTAGCCTTCTCAGCATCAGGTACCACCTGATCAGGAAACGTACTATTAGTGCTAGTATAAATCATTTATTTTATTATTTTTGAAATAGATCCTTCATTATCATACCGTTTAATATCTAATCTAATAGGTTTAATATTTCTATGTGGTGATGGTCTATAGCGATTTTTATTACAAGCCATTATAGCTAATCCAGAACTTATTGAAGCATCATGCTTAGTTCTTTTATTTATATCAAACTGAGACCAATCTTCTAATGTCTTCTGAAAGTACATATCACCATATTCACTCCCTTTTAGACCTACATAATTTTCTATGTAAGATTCAATTGCAGCAGCGTGAGCTTGTTTTATATCCTCACTTGAGTTTGGTATACCACCAATTTCTCTTTCTGTAACTGATAACTTATTCCAAACTTTATCAGGACGATTCATAGAGAACCCTCTATATCCCCTTCTTTTAAAATGATAAAGTAATCTCGGTTTGTTGTTTTCACATAATATAGGCATTCCATAAAATATACATGCCATTAATACATCTTCAAAAAATATCTCCGCTGTTTGTGGTCGTGCTATATATTCTAAAAAGAAATGATTTGGAGGAGCATCTTCCATACTGAACTTACTAAGCCCGTGTAATGATCCATTAGATCCTTTTCCATCTACAGTTCCTGATATATCATAACTATCACATCCAAAAGCTCCAATGTGCTCGTTACCAGGATATTTCACTCCATTCTTTAAGATCACTCGATTTTGAAGATTTTTAGGTGGAACCCATGATATTTTAAACCTTCCATTCTGATTAGGTACAAATAAAACACTTGAATCTCGTATTCCACTCATCCATTGAAAACTACCTGTTGTTACATTAGCAGCATTATTGATACCGTCATTGTAATCTATTTGCTCATATATCTTAACTAGATTAAATAAACTTTCTTTAGCTTCATCTCGAAAAGCATGGGCTTCTGTTCTTGGAAATTGTCTATATAATTCATTTAAACTGTCTTGATCGCTTTTTAATCCTTCTACTTCATTCTCCCAATGATTTATAA